CACGAAAATATTATTAAATTCTTCGAGCCAATCTCCTTTGAAACCGATCATGTCCAAATTATATTTATTGGGTTTCTTGACATATACCATACGAACTTTATCTCCTGTTTTAAATTTATCATATTTAGAAGACCATTCGTTCTGTTCAACAATTAAATCATGAAAATAAGCAGCTTTCAGATGACTTGGCATCCCTTTCACAGTATTAATTCCATTGCATCTGGCTGAATATTCCGAGTAATTATTCATACCAGAGATCTTTGCAATATCTGCGATAGGCAATTTCTTAAATTCTTCGTATGCTTCATTGAACAGATCATTAGTTTCCTTCAAGGATTGAGTCATGATCATGTGTTCAATGACTTTCTTGACATATGGTTTGACCTTTTTAGGCATGGTAGTCTTCACTACATCAACTCCCCGATATTTAAACTTATCCACCTTTGTTCCCTCATCATCCAGAACATGCAGGACATAATATTTCTTACCGATGAAAATTCCGCTATCACAAATGGTTTCTCGTTTGAATACGAATCGCGGATCAGTGCTTCTCAGAGCTTTTCTTGCCCATTCTGTCATGCTATTGTTGATATAATCCTCAATATCTTCGCACAATGTATAAAATTCATCAGAACCAGCATCATATCCAAACATTTTCAGAGAAACCATGAAGGAATCCGTATCCCCGTAAATGCAACTCGCTTGCAATAAAGATTCCGATACATCTGGTAAGTTCTCTCTCACATAATCCTGAAACAAATCATTACTCTTTTTAATAACTGCTTGTCCTGTCAATGTCACCGATGTTCCGATATCCTCATCTCCAAGGGGAGCGTATTTATTGAGCATATATCCATACAGGGAATTGAGGTGAATTTTGTAAGCGTATTGAATACTATCAAATTTCTGCTCTCCCGCTTTATCTCCATTTTTTCGGCATTCCATCATCTTACTCTTCATCTCCTTACGCTTGGTGTAAAGATTGTCTAGGAATTCAGGAACCAAACCCCTTTTCTTTTGAGAGAATAGAAATCCAGCCTTAGTCAATGCAGCTTGTTCCTCATCAATGAATTTCTTAAAGTTCTCAGGAGTCATCTCAAACAACCTACCTGATACATGATGGATTTTCACTTTGTCCCCATCCTTCTCAACTCTACCTATTTTTGTCTCAGGGGAGAGATTTAGAGAAATCATGACTGATGGATACAGCGAGTTGGCATCGAATGACACGATATTTTCAGCAAACCCCACTTTTGGTTCTGACACATAACCTCCAGGTGCTTTATAATCAGTGACAGGGCGAATGAAAGTTGGAATATACTCATCGCGCATACGCGCACGAATAGCAATAGCACCGTTCATCGGTGGAACGGTTTTGATGGCATTTTCTAAATCACATAATCCTGTGTATGCAAGGAATCGAAGAAGATTGATATATCCCTTTTTCTCGTCCAATTTAACACAAATTTCCACATCGCGAATGTTGTAGTCAGTATATTTATACCAATCTTTTTTAGCCAATTCCCATAGATTACCTTCGTGTTGAATTTTGTTGATACCTAATTCAATTTCTCCAATATTATCCAACTTGTATGATTCTTGCTTCTCTAAGCTGAATTTCATATACATCACATAATAATCCAAAATAGAAATTCCTTCGATCACATACTCTTTGGTAGGCATTCCAAATTTACCATTCGGATTCGTCTTTTCATAAATCCTTTCAATTGGCGACAATTTCTTTGCCCATTCTTCTCCCAATTCAAATGTGATTCTGTTGATCAGGTAGGGGATATCGAATCCTGCTATGTTCCATCCACTAATCACATCAAATTCCTCTTTTCTAAAGAATTTGATGAATGATTTGAGCAAATCTTCTTCTGATTTACAAAAATAATATCTTACGTCATCTCTTGTCGTGTGATAATTCTTCAAACCGAAAACATGATACATTTTAGAAAATGAATCGAATACAGTGATCAAATTTACCACTGCTTCCGCTGACTCTGGTTCTGGAAACTTATCAGGATGAGGACATTCGATGTCTAGATAAGCAACCTTTAACGGATATTGAGAGAAATTGTCATCCTCACAAACCGACCAATAATTATCAATCAAGAATTGTTGGTATGGGGGGAGATTTTCATAGATTCGCTTGATATTACTATCTTTTACGAAATTATTTCTGTCATACGAAGAAGCGAATTCTTTCTTTTTAAGAGGAGTTCCATAGATAGATTTCTCTTTACCCGCTTTATCTTCCAGTAGAATATATGGTTTGAAGTCGTGTTCTTCTTTCACACGCTCCCCATTTTCATTCCATGTCCACAAGAAAACCTTGCGTTCACGGTTGTTGTAAATACAATTCCTATACATAAAGGAATGATAAACCATGAAATGCCAAAGTCAATACGATATTAACCCCATCAAATGATTAAATAAAAATATGCCAATTAATACTAAAGTATGGACAAATGCTGCAAACACCGAAAGCGGAAAATTTGTTCAAATCGTAAATGATGCCAGATTTCCAGCAACATCGGCAGTGACAGATCCATCTTTTGGTTCCCCTCAAATAGTCGAATATCCAAAATATGCTGTTTTGGTGAAAAATATCGATGACACAACAAGCAATTTTAGTGGTAATTTTAACATGGCAAGTGATGCATTTGGAAGAACAAGAACATCAAGTCCCTTGACTCTTTTTGATTCGTCTCATAGATATTCAGATAATAGTCTTTGGTCAACATTATCAGGAGGAACTACAACAACCTCTGCTTCTGCTGAATTCATTCAAACACAAGGTATTGTAGAGTTAAAAGTTGATGCTCTAAGCGGTTCTAAAGTATATCGTGAAACCACAAAGGTGTTTGCATATCAACCTGGTAAGAGCTTACTAATTTTAAATACATTTACTTTCAACCAAGCTAAAACAAATCTTAGACAACGTGTTGGTTATTTTGGCACTGATAATGGCATTTACTTAGAATTGGATGATGCTACTCTTTATATGGTTGAGCGCAGCATTACATCAGGCTCACTCGTTGAAACTCGTGTTCCTCAATCGCAATGGAATGTAGATAAATTGAATGGATTGGGGCAATCTGGCATTACTCTAGATATTACAAAGGCTCAAATTTTATGGGCAGATATAGAATGGCTTGGATTGGGTACCGTGAGAACAGGATTTGTCATCAATGGTCAATTTGTAGCTTGCCATTACTTCCACCATGCTAACATAATTGATACAACATATATTACAACGGGATCACTGCCGCTTAGATATGAAATTGAAAATAAAGCTGCAACTTCAGGTCCAAGTAAATTGAAGCAAGTTTGTAGTACAGTTATTTCCGAAGGTGGTTATGAATTAAGAGGGTTACAGCAAGCAGCAGGTACAGCTATAACTGCGCCGAAAGCTCTTGCGACAGCAGGAACCTTTTATCCTGTTGTTTCGATACGATTAAAATCAACAAGACTAGATAGTATCGTAATTTTAACTGCGTTGTCGGTAATGGGGGTCGCTACAGGTATCTACAAGTGGCAAGTAATTGCTTCTGGAACAACTTCTGGTGGTACATGGACTGATGCTGGAGTTAATTCTTCTGTAGAATACAAGCTAGATGGAACTGGTGTATCGGGAGGTAGAATATTAGCTTCAGGCTATTTCACTTCCAACGCGCAAGGAGCAACAACGATAGACATTTTCGGAGCAGCTTTATTCAAATTCCAACTTGAGAGAAATAGCTTTACAAGCACACCTTATGAATTAACTCTAGCTATTACAGCGAGTACGAACACAGAAGTTGTTCATGGCTCAATGGACTGGGAAGAGATAAGTCGATAAATTATAATTCACCACATCATTTATTAAATAATGATATGAATGATTATTTTAAAGACTTGGGTATGATTTACGAAAATCTTGATTTCGAATCGTCATACGACAAATATGATCCCCAAATCGAAAAAATCAAGGCAGAAGCAAATGAACTTTGCTCATATATTGAAAATTATCTGAAGGGTACTATCAATTATTATCAAAATAATAAAGAAAAATTTTTCAACAACCCTTCAGATATGAACAGCTTCCAAGCTTTGAAAGGAATGTTTGAGCGTCTTCGTCCAACTCTTGCTCAATATTCACAATTCACAAAGAATTAATCATTCCAATATTTCATAAATCTACGAGACTGATCACCCCAAGGTGTGTTCATCGATTCAAGAAACGCACCAATGTTTTCAGGTCTTTCCAGAAATCTTGTTTCACCAAGTTTTCTTAATTCTTTGGATAAATTGTGATACCTATCACGATTTTTGTAATTCAGCAATTGTTCTACTTTTACAGCTAAATCCTCCGAATTATTAAATTTTAGAAAATCAGGAACATCGGAATAAGTCACCAAATCCTGACACATACAAGGGATACCCAACACAGCACCCTCAATATATTTGATATCTGACTTTGATTTATTGAAATTATTATCCATCAAAGGTGCGAG